GACCGCAAAGGCTTATAGAACAAGGGTCATGCTGTCGAGTTGACCAGAAGGCAGCTCAGGGGGTTCTATATAGAATAAGGCTTACAGGGCGATAGAAATAATGGGCCCATCATTCACAGACCGCAAAGCCTTATAAAATCTAGAGCTGGGATTATTAAAAATGACCAGATGACCGCAGACCCTTGCACAGGCTGGGGTTTGGCGGGGGCAAATAGCGAAGCGAAACAGCCCAGCAGTTACAGCCACAGGATAAGAAACACTAAGAGAACCCATAGAAGCTCTGGCACTTGCAGACTGTCCCTCTATTGCCCTAAGATCACAAACAACGCAATTCTTAATAAATACCCATATGACCAGATTAACCAGAAAGCAGATAGAAGAGGGGCTAAAGGCTACACCGATAGAGCAGATCTTGCTGGGGGTCGCTGGTGCTAAACAAACGAAGCTCAGCCCTTCACAAATCAAGTTTGCAGAGCAGATGGCATTAGGAAAAACTAAGGCGGAATCATACCGCCAGAGCAGACCAAACGGACGCAAGAGCAAGGCGAAACCAGCCACAGCATCACGCAAGGGTCAGGAGCTGGCAAAGTCGGACGCAATACAGGCACAAATAGAAGCGTTTAAGGTGGCTCTGGAGGCTCAGAAATATACTACACCCGCTCATTTAAGGGCTCTCACAATCCACAAACTGACAGAAAAGGCTCTTGACCCAGACATAGCACCAGCACAACAGATCAAAGCTCTGGAGCTTCTGGGCAAGATCACCGAGGTCGCACTGTTTACCGAGAGGCGGGAGATCATCCAGACCAGCAACAGCACAGAGATGAGGGCAAAGCTCCTGAATTCTATCCGTCTGGCACTTTCTGCCCAGACCGCAGAAACCATTGAACCGAATCAGGCTGATGATCTGCTGGCTGAGCTGTCAGGAATAAGCCCAGATGATGAGCAAAGCCCAGATCATGAACGGCAAAGCATGGAACAGGTCACGGCTCTGGTGCTTGATCCAGACCCCCAGACCCATTTGCTAAACCAGATCGAGGCAGACCCACCGACCCCCGACCCCCAAAAATCAACATTTACAATAGCCAGCCCTATGCATAGTATTCCACACACTCAATCCGTCCCAGAATCCGCTGTTACACCAGGCGTAACACCTGTTACACCTGAAAATGTAATAAATTCAACAGCTTGCGTGTCAAGTAGTAGTAACCCTATCCTATCGACGGGGAGGGGGCATAGAAAATGGCTATCGATAAAGACATTGTTCCACGTGAAACACCCCCCCTTGACGAAAAGGGTCCCATGCTAACGCTAGATTTAGATATGTTAGAAGATCGGCTAAAGAGAATGAGCGAGAAAGACAGGAAAAAGTTATTAGATATGTTAGATAGTCATCAGGCCGTGATGTTAAAAAGAAAGGATAAATATGTTAAGTGAAGAATACCCAGATTTATTAAAAGCCGATGGGTTAGATGAGGCTATTATTGGCGTGGTACAAAGAATGGGCACTCAGGCTATTTGTTATGACACCGAGAAAGTCATTGAGATCTTAATGCGGGATATGACAGAAGATGAGGCTTGGGACTATTTTCACTACAACATTGCTGGCGCTTGGGTTGGAGATCATACCCCATTTTTTTTAACACGGGAAAGTATGAATGAGGAAAAGTAAAGAGATGACTCCTGCCCAAAAAGAAATATTTCTGGTGATTGATTCCTATTGGAAGCTATATGGTTTTGGCCCCTCGATTGATGACATTATGCGAATGACTGGCGAGAAGAGCCGTGGAAATGTAAGTAGAAAGATGTGGGCCTTGGTAGATTTAGGGGTTTGCAAAGGGGTAAAGAGAAGAGCTAGATCTATACGGCCTACCTATATAAAGGTTAGAAATCTTGAGTGATGCATTAAACCGTCTATTAGATAAACTAAATCCTGGTGATCACGAAGACTTGCTTGCTTTAGCGCAAGGCTATGCAGACTCAGTCATTCGGGAAAAAGGGCAAAAATCGTTTATGGAGTTTGTTAAGGTCATGTGGCCTGGGTTTATTCATGGAAGACACCACGCTTTAATGGCAAAAAAATTTGAGGAGATAGCTAGTGGAAAACTTAGACGCCTTATTATTAATATGCCTCCCCGCCATACTAAGTCTGAATTTGCCAGCTACTTATTGCCAGCCTGGTATCTTGGTCAATTCCCTAATCGAAAGATTATTCAGTGTTCTAACACCGCAGAACTAGCGGTGGGCTTTGGACGTAAAGTTAGAAACTTAGTCGATGGAGAAACCTATGCCAAAATATTCCCAAATGTCGCTTTGCGAACTGATTCCAAGGCTGCTGGTCGTTGGGCTACTAACGCCAACGGTGATTATTTTGCTATTGGTGTGGGCGGTACCGTTACTGGTAAAGGAGCAGATTTGCTCATTATTGATGACCCTCACTCGGAACAAGAGGCAGCTTTAGCCGCATCGGATCCAAGTGTTTACGATAAAGTCCATGAGTGGTTTACCTCTGGTCCACGTCAGCGTCTTCAGCCTGGAGGTTCTATCGTCATCGTAATGACCCGCTGGGGTAAACGAGATTTGACTGGCAGAGTCCTTCAGTCCATGGTCGAACGTGACGGGGACGAATGGGAAGTGATTAACCTTCCTGCAATTATGCCCACAGGCAAACCTTTATGGCCTGAGTTCTGGAGCTTAGACGAATTAGAAAAACTAAGAAACGAACTTCCAATCTCCAAATGGTCAGCTCAGTATCAACAAGATCCTTCAGCTGAGGAAGGCGCCCTAGTCAAACGAGAATGGTGGCAAGTCTGGGAAAGTGAAAGACCGCCAGTCTGTGAATTTGTAATCCAGTCTTGGGATACCGCCTTTACAAAGAATGAGCGTTCAGACTACTCGGCATGCACGACCTGGGGTGTTTTTCGTAAAGACGAGAACCCTGACGATATTCATATTATTTTGTTAGACGCTCTAAAAGAACGGCTAGAGTTCCCTGAATTAAAGCTACGAGCCATGGAAATGTATAAGGAATGGGAGCCCGATGCGTTTATTGTGGAAGCTAAGGCCTCTGGTGCGCCACTTATATTTGAGCTAAGATCCATGGGTATACCAGTGCAAGAATTTACACCAACCCGTGGTAATGACAAGATCTCCCGTGTAAACTCTGTAGCAGACATCTTTGCATCAGGAAAAGTATGGGCGCCAAGAAAACGTTGGGCTGAAGAAGTAATTGAGGAAATGGCAGCGTTTCCAAATTCCGACCACGATGACTTGGTGGACTCCGCAACACAAGCACTATTACGATTTAGAAAAGGCGGGTTTATCCGATTACAAACAGACGAGGAAGACGATATTAAGTACTTCAAGTCTAAGCGAGCAGTCAGTTATTACTAAGGAACGATATGGCTATTGAAAAATCACTCTATGAATTACCCCAAGGTCTTGAGGCTGCTGCTGCTATGCAAGAGCCGATTGAGATTGAGATCGAAGATCCAGAATCCGTCAAGATTGGTATAGATGGCTTAGAAATTGAAATAGAACCTAAAGAAGAAACTGCCGAGGACTTTGACGCTAACCTTGCCGAATACTTAGAAAAGGGTCAATTAGCCGAGATTTGCGGTGATTTAATTGGTGATGTAGAAGCCGACATTGGTTCCCGTAAAGAGTGGATGCAGACCTATACAGACGGCATTGAGCTTCTTGGAATGAAGATTGAGATTCGTTCAGAACCATGGGAAGGTGCTTGTGGTGTATATCATCCCCTTCTCTCCGAAGCCTTGGTTAAGTTTCAAGCTGAAACCGTAATGGAGACTTTACCTTCTGCTGGACCCGTAAAGACCCAAGTTATTGGGCGGGAAACCCCAGAGAAAATGGCAGCATCAGATCGTGTTCAAAAGGACATGAACTACCAGATTACCGATGTTATGGTCGAATATCGCCCTGAGCATGAGCGTATGGTCTGGGGTCTTGGACTATCAGGTAACGCCTTTAAAAAGGTTTACTTTGATCCTAACCTAAACCGCCAAGTCTCCATCTTTGTTCCCGCAGAAGACTTGATTGTTCCGTATGGCGCCTCGGATCTACAGACCGCTGATCGTGTAACCCACGTCATGCGTAAGACCGAGAACGAATTAAAGAAGCTCCAAGTCGCTGGTTTTTATCGGGATGTTGATCTTGGAGATCCAGTTAATACATTTGATGATGTAGAAAAGAAAATTGCCGAGAAGATGGGTTTTCAGGCAACTACAGATAATCGGTATAAACTCCTAGAAATCCAAGTAAACCTCGACATTGCAGGTTTTGAGGATAAAGATGAAGACGGCAAACCAACAGGAATTGCACTGCCGTACATTGTCACCGTTGAAAAAGGATCGCAGACCGTATTAGCGATTCGTAGAAACTGGAGACCAGAAGATGAGACTAAACAGAAGAGAAATCATTTCGTCCATTATGGGTATGTTCCAGGCTTTGGCTTTTACTGCTTTGGCCTTATTCACCTTGTCGGCGCTTTTGCTAAGTCTGGTACTAGTATTATTCGGCAGCTCGTGGATGCTGGAACCCTTAGCAACTTGCCAGGTGGCTTTAAGACCCGTGGCTTGCGAGTCAAAGGAGATGACACCCCGATTTCCCCAGGTGAGTTTAGAGACGTAGACGTTCCCTCTGGCGTATTAAAAGACAACATCCTTCCGCTTCCATACAAAGAACCTAGTCAAGTTTTATATAGCTTACTCGGTACCATCGTAGAAGAGGGTCGTAGATTTGCCTCGGCATCCGATATGAAGATTGCCGATATGTCAGCCAATACCCCAGTTGGTACAACCTTGGCTATTTTGGAGCGCACCTTAAAGGTTATGTCGGCAGTTCAAGCCCGTGTTCATTACTCAATGAAACAGGAGCTTAAACTTTTAAAAGACATCATCCGTGACTACACGCCTGACGAATACAACTACCAGCCAGACATTGGCAATCGTTTTGCCAAGCAATCAGACTACGATAACGTAGACGTAATCCCTGTCAGCGATCCTAACGCAGCAACAATGAGCCAGAAAGTGGTTCAGTATCAGGCGGTTTTACAGTTAGCCCAGCAAGCTCCACAGCTTTATGACCTTGCTCAATTGCACCGCCAGATGCTAGAAGTCTTAGGGATTAAAAACGCTAAGAAGCTGGTCAAGTTAGAAGACGATCAACTACCAGAAGACCCTATTACAGAGAACATGAACATCTTGAATCTGCGCCCTGTTAAGGCTTTCTTGTACCAGGATCACGAGGCTCATATTAAAGTCCATATGAACGCCATGCAAGATCCTAAGATTGCGCAATTAATGGGACAAAATCCACAAGCTCAAGCTATTGCAGCATCTGCTATGGCTCATATTCAAGAGCATCTAGCCTTTGCATACAAGAAACAAATGGAAGAAATCATGGGAGTGCCCTTGCCAGCAGAAGAGCAAGAAGAAGCAATCCCAAGAGATATGGAAGTCCAGATCTCACAAATGGCTTCACAGGCAGCCGATGTGCTTTTGCAACGCAACAAGACCGAAGTTGCAGCGCAACAAGCTCAAATGGCAGCCCAAGACCCAGTCATTCAGATGCAAGCGAAGGAACTTGAACTCAAACAGGCCGAGGAACAACGCAAAGCAATGAAAGACCAAGCCGATGTAGCAACAGATGCTGCTCGCTTGGAATTAGAAAGGGAAAGAATCGCCTCCCAAGAACGAATTGCTGGCGCTCAGATTCTGGCAAAAACAGAAAAAGACGCTATGGAAGTCGAAATCAAACGGATGCAAGAGCTTTCCAAAATGCAGCAGTTCAATAAACCTCAAACAGGGAAGAAATAGTGGATAAAAACTTGGATTACCTCCTAAATGAGTACAAAACCCGTATCGATATGCTCCAAAAAGCTATCTCAGCGGGAAATTGTGCAAATTATGAGGAGTATAAGTACGCTTGCGGACAGATTCGAGGTCTAGAATCCGCTTGTTTAACCATAACAGACCTCAAACAACGAATGGAGAACTCTGATGAGTGAAATACTAATCGGCTCAAATCCCGATGATGTATCAGCCGTAACAACTCTGCCTCAAACAGCAGAAGAAAAAGCAAGACAACTACCCGAACCCTCTGGATACCGCATTTTGTGCGCTATTCCTGAGGTTGATGACACTTACGAGAGCGGAATCCTCAAAGCGGATACCACGATGCACTACGAAGAGGTCCTATCAACGGTGTTTTTTGTCGTAAAAATGGGTCCTGATTGCTATAAAGACCCAAGCCGTTTTCCTACTGGTCCATGGTGCAAAGTTGGTGACTTTATCCTAGCCAGACCAAACTCTGGCACACGACTAAAAATCCACGGACGTGAGTTTAGGATTATTAACGATGATTCCGTAGAGGGACTTGTTGAAGATCCACGTGGCATAACCAGGATTTAAGGAGAAAATCATGCCTGAATTAGAAATGGAAGAATATACGTTTCCTGATGAAAAGAAGGAAGAACCAGAACAGCTTGAAATTGTCATTGAAGACGATACCCCAGAGGAAGACCGTGCTAATTCAGCACCAATGCCTAAAGATATCGTTGAAGAACTCGATAATGATGACCTTGAAGCATACACTGGCGAGGCAAAACAAAAATTGTTACAGGCTAAAAAGGTCTATAACGATGAACGCAGAGCCAAAGAAGCTGCCCAACGAGAAGCAGAAGAAGCATCTCGTGTAGCACAGCAATTGCTTTCTGAAAACCAAAAGCTCAAGACCAAATTGAGTGCTGGTGAACAGACTTTACACTCAAAGTATAAGGAAAACATTAACTATGAGTTAGAAAAAGCAAGGGCAGACTACAAGAACGCTTATGATTCTGGCGACTCAGACCGTCTTGTAGAAGCACAGGAAAAACTTACCAAAGTACAAATGGAATCTCAGCAGATTGAACAATATCAACCTGAATATCCACAAGACACTTTACAAAATGAAGAAACTCCTGTACAAATACAACAACAACCTCAACGTTTGGACTCAAAAACCCAAGCGTGGCTGGACAAAAACCAGTGGTACGGGGTTGATGAAGACATGAGCTACCTAGCAATGGGTGTTCATAGACGCTTGGAAAGAGAAGGAGTTCCGATAGGATCTGACCACTATTTCAAGGTCATTGACACAGAAATGCGTCAAAGATTCCCAGAGAAATTTGGGGTTGCAGAAGAGACCAAAAACTCTTCGGAGACAGAGATCAAACCCTCTGTGAAAACTAGTAAACCGAGCACGGTAGTTGCGCCAGCGACTAGATCTACTTCTCCAAAAAGAATCAGACTAACGCCAACGCAAGTACAACTGGCGAAGAAATTTAATCTAACCCCAGAGCAATATGCTCGTGAACTAACTAAACTGGAGTCCCAAAATGGCTGAAAACAGAAAACCTCGTGAAGTAGAAACCCGTCAACAAGAAATGCGGCCCCAGCAGTGGAAACCGCCTGAATTGTTGCCAGAACCAGACAAGCAATCAGGATTTGCTTATCGATGGATCAGAGTAGCTACTTTAAATACTGCGGATCCCCGCAACCTATCTGCCAAACTCAGAGAAGGATGGGTACCTGTACGTGTTGAGGAACAACCGAAGTTTGCACTGCTAATCGACCCTCAAAGTCGTTATAAAGACAACATTGAGATCGGTGGGTTGTTGTTATGCAAAACCCCAATTGAGTTTGTAGATCAGCGTAATCAATATTATTCTAATCAAGCAGAAGCTCAAATGGATGCTGTAGACAACACTCTTATGCGCCAGAACGATCCTCGTATGCCTCTCTTTAATGAGAGAAAAACTGAGATAAGTCGTTTTGGAAAAGGTTAATTTTTTAAACTTAGGAGATTTATTATGGCTTATCCAAGCGTAACAGCTCCCTACGGCTTACGCCCAATCAACAGCGTGGATGGCAAACCCTACGCTGGTGCAACCCGTCAATTGCCAATTGCGAGTACTTATAACACTCCAATTTTTAACGGGGACATTGTGGCTTTAGTCGATGGTGGCACTATTGCAGTATCAGGCGTTACAAACGACTCTACAACTTCAGCTGCTAACTACACCTATGGTGTATTTATGGGCTGCCAGTATGTAAATGCTCAAGGTCAAACAGTTCAAGCTCAGTACTACCCAGGTAATGCTGCT